GTTCTAGACACCCCCATTGAGTTGGGTATTGAGTATCACTCCGGGCAGTTGACAACTGTTTGGGGCAATCCACCACACGGTTATAGTGTGGTGGCTGCACGGGTGGACGAGCCGGTGCACTAATCATTCGTTGTGAGTGACACAATCCTTTCGGACTTAGCTGTTCATCGGTGCGACAACATAGCAATGGAATGGCCTTGAATGGCAATTAGTGTGCTCGCTTGCGCTGGTAATACCACCAAGTGTTCTAGAATGCGTTTTAACCTGGACATGGCCGGTCCGGGTAATCCCAATAATAAATCCGTGATGCCGTGAGGTGTCATAGGCCAAGAGCGTTTGCCCAGTTAGCATCTGGGGTTATGGGGAGGAGTCGATAGGGCTGATGAAGATCAGCATGGTGTACAAGCGACGGAGGGGCTTGTCACCGTGGTCTACGGGGACCACGTTAAATTAAACCTGAGGAGTGCAGATCTCCCACTTCTGCACCCTTGGCCGGGCATAGAGCTGAACAAACAAATTCAATCTCTACCATGGCCACAATCAAGACAATTCTACGATTGTCAACACTCGAACTCAACAGCATACCAGCTGTTGTACAAGCCACAAACTGTAGTGAAATTAATGCTGCAGTGGATCGTCTTTATCGACAGAGGCAAGCCACGGACCCCGTAGGTCACTGTTTTACTCCATGTGAAATAGTGAAAGCGGTCTGGTGGTGGTACCGGCAACCATTTTCGGAAGCCCAGTTACAAAAATTTCTGGATACTGAGGGTAATTTTGCCGAGGAGTACCTTGAGAGCGGTTCCTTTACCGCGACTGAGGTACGTTTGAAGTCGCAGCTTGCGACAATCAACAACACCGCGACGAGTGTCCATACTCAAAAGGACCGTCGTGGTGGGCAGATTGTGTTGCTCAATGAACCGCTTGAAGTTCGTGAGCACAGACGGGTCCATAAGAGACATCGTGAACATTTTGCCACTTGCATTTTGGCTGCGGTCAAATGCAAGTTTGCAGTACCAAAGCGAACGGAGGCCAACTTTCGGGCCATCCATCGTTACGCTGGGGAATTGATCAAGCAAAAAGGTGTGCGGCCAGTAGATGCCGCACGGATCACACCTTATGTCGTGCATGCAGCGTTTATCCCAAGCGATGACGAGGTCAACGCAGCCAGGTGGTTGACTACCACTTTGGCGCGGGAGCGCATTGCTGGCTGGGAGCATATGCCCAGCGCGTAGGGGGGCTTGGGAGTGGTGACCGGCGTGAGACACATGAGTGTACTCACGGATCCGAGAATGGTGGTCACACACAACCAGGCGCCCTGTAGGGTTCGTAATGCCTATATCGTAGAACAAGTTTCTAGCGATGGTAGGATGTTGCGGATCAATGATCCTGACATTGGCACACTAGGTGCTGCACTTCTGGAACGAATGTATAGATGTAAGGTTGGTGGTGAGTTCCTTGAACCACCCCAACCTGAGGCAAGGACCGTTAATTCGGTGTTACGACAGTTCCGCAACAAACTCTTACGGAAAACACGCTTTTCCCCCCTGATTTCCCCTGAACAATTTGTTGAGATGTATCAAGGGCGAAAGCGGACAATCTATGAGAATGCGTTGCCGGAATTCTATGCCACTGGAGTACAGAAGAAGCATGCAATTAGTAGTGCATTTGTGAAATGTGAAAAGGTTAGGCCCGACAAGGCACCCCGATGCATTCAACCGCGACACCCAGTGTACAACATTGGGCTTGG